CACTTGGTAAGGGCATTTCATCAGGGTGCTCAAATTCATAACGATTACGACGACGGGGAGGCATTTCCTTACTTTTTATCTGGTTTAAGTGGGTAATCAAATTTAATTATCTAAGAATTTTTTTTTCATATACCTTCTTGGTATTTCGCATTCCAGCAGTCGAAAGTTAGATTACTCTATGTAATTAGATTAAAACAACGTAGAAAATCATCTTGGTCATTAAAATAGAAATATTTATTATTATTAAAAGTACATAATATTTCAATTAGATGTTTAGCCATGGGATAATATTGCTGCTGTAATTCACTAAATCTATTTATAACATAAAAATTTTTATTAGAGCATAATAAAAGATTTAATGAAAAAGCGGCACCATCGCAAACAATAATATGTCTAGCAGAACGCAGTTGTGTTATTTGATAGTTTATATCAGTAACATCGTCTGTATGTAATAAAGTATGATTTAAATTATTTATTTGATAAAAATCAAGTATATGAGAAAAATCAATATTTCGATTATTATGTACAAAATTTTCTTTTTTTTGCCTCGGCATTATTAAAGTTTCTATGGTATCTGAATTCTCAATATTTATCTTTTTAAAATAATTACAAAATCTAATTAAGTGTTCTGTATAAGCAGGATTGATACTTTTACAATGTAAACTTGAAATAGGAGATGGAAAGATACATATATTTGATGCTGAGTCATTTGGAATTACATACATATTTTCAGTTGAATAAATATCTTGATAAATAATATCACTATCAGAAATACCAAATAGATTAAAAAAAAGATTCTTAAACATTCGTTTACCTATAATTATTAACTTTATAGTATGATATTTCTCTTTTAGTAATTTAAATAACTGGAGATATACTGCTGATTCGTAAACCCAATGGCCGATAGCAGTTGGGTTAATTTCACAAATGAAAAAAATATTCTGATTTGTTGTATCATTATTTTCATTTATTTCAATCTTCCAACAATCAAAATCGCAATGACATTCTTTAACATTATTAACTTTGTATACTTTATAGATTGAATCTATAATTTCACCATTTTCAGACGAGTCGTTGATAATCATAATCTAGTTTCAAATCTTATTTTTAAATACTATATAAACAAAACATACTTAGGCCTTTTATAATGTCAAGGCCTAAAATAAATGTAATTTTTCCAATGGCCGGTGACGGACTTCGTTTTGGCGGGGATGTTTTTAAGCCTTTTATTGATTGTACTGAAAAACTTTTTATTGAAGTAGCAAGTGATTCATTTGCTTCCATTCAAGATAAGTGTTTAATTGATTATTATTTTATTTTTCGGGAAGATCAAGAAATTCGTTTTGATGTGTCTAAAAGACTTACAAAACTGTTTGAAGGGAAGAATTTACATATGTGCATTATTAAAAATAAAACCAGTGGACCATTTGAATCAGTTATAACTGCTTTAAAACACTATGATATTTCGGGTAGTAGTTTTATTTGTGATTCAGATCATTATGTAGATATTGAACCTATGATAAATGATATTATAAATTCTGATTGTGAAATTATAATTCCAACCAGTATATTTGAAGAGAAAAACTATGCCAATTGGGGAAAAGTAAAAAAGAATCTTAAAACAGGTCAACTAACTTTCTATGAGAAGGAATTTGTTCAATTTGATTCATCTCATAAAGTTTTAGGTTTATTAGGTTGCTATTTTTTTAGAAACATTGAAACAATTAAGCATTATTCCACATTTGCTAATTTTTCAGACATCTTTCCACTTTTAATTCAAGATGGAAAACAAATCTCTATTGTTGAAATAGTAAATAGAGGATCTTTTGGAACACCAGATGACTTAATACAATATAGATATCAACTAGCAAAGAAACGCACTTATTTTGTAGATATTGATGGCACTTTATTGTATTTGCCAAAACATGTTTCATATGATTCTAAAGATATTCAAATTATTCAAGGAACACTTGAAAAACTTAATGAGTGGAGGAATCAAGGTCATAAAATTGTATTAACAACAGGGAGAATAACAGAACGTCGGGAAAAATTGGAAAAAATGTTAAATGAACTTAATATTCCTTTTGATCAACTTGTTACAGGACTTCATCCGGGCCCGCGCATTTTAATCAATGATAAGAAACCATACTGTGTATTTCATAGAATGGCTGTAGCGGTTCAATTAACACGTAATGAGGGAATAAGTGGTATAAATATTCCTGAAACACCGGAAATAATTCGTCTTTTAAAGGGTGGATCGTTTGCAAGTGTATTTTTAATTAAGAATAATGGAATGAATATGGTTAGAAAATATATTGAAAAAAGAAAAGAAACTAAAATTCATTATGAGACTTTACGTCGTCAATTGGATGAGTTAAAACGTTTTGACTTCTATTGTCCAAATTCTGTTCCCAAGATTTATGATGTATTTGAAAGTGAAGATGAATTCTATTTTGATATGGAATATCTTGAAAATTATACTGAAATAGCACATTTAGATTTTGAAAAAATTCGTCAACTTGTTCCAAGAGTAATTACACAAATGAATGATACTATTTATTGCTATTCTAAAAATGTTGATGGTATAGAATGGCTGAACCATTTTATAAGTGAAAAAATACTTTCCAAATTTTCATTTATTGAAAATACTAATAATATGCTTAATAAACTATTAAATTCAAAATATGTTACAATTAATAATAAAAGTGTTAAAGGATTACGTTATTATATTGAAACACTGGATATGAAAATGTATGCACCGGAATCTATTTGTCCGGTACATGGAGACTTAACTCTTGAGAATATTCTTTATAATATTGAAAATGATAGTATAAAACTTATAGATCAATCTGGAGCAAGATATATGGAACCAAAAGAATTTGATTCAGCAAAGTTACTTCAATCTTTATTAGCAAAGTATGAAACATGGGATTCTAGAGAATGGTTGTCTAGAGTAGATACTAATGGAGGTATAAATATACCTGAAGAGTTTTTGAATCTAAATATAGATTCGTATACTTTTATGCTGGAAAGTTTTGGCAATGATAAAGCAAAAATCTTTAGCAAAAGCGTATTCTTTCTAGCAATGTATTGTATTAGAATGCTGCCATTTTTATTAAAAAAATCTGAAAGTCATGCCACGTGCGGATTTTCACTTGCTTTATACTTATTATCTAATATCTAATTTTTTATTTAAGGACTAAGCATAAAGATTATTTTAATGGTCCTAATTCGGAATTGAAAGCATTAAATGAATTTATACTTGAGAAGAATCTAAAATATAAATGGATAGGTATGAAGGGTAAGGTTGATCTCGGTCTTATAGTAGACATACCTGGTTATTATTATTATATGGGTCATAGTGTAGCGTTACAGTTGATTTAAAGATTATATACAATCTTATATTAATATTATGGCTTTTAAAACTAAGATTTTTTACGATGGGTGTGATATCAAGAAGTTTGGTTCATATGAAGGTGTTGTTGGATTTACCACAAATACTACTATTATGCGACAGGCAAATCAGTTAAATTTTACAGAATTTTATAATACAAACAAAGATTTAATTGCTGGAAGACCTATTTCTTTTCAGATCTTCTCGGATGAATCTGAAATTGTGAAGAAGCAAGCACGGGAAATATCATCTATTGGAAAGAACATCTATGTTAAGGTTCCCATTATTAATTCTCGTGGAGAACAACTTATTGATACTGCTGTAGAATTATTGCAAGAAGGTGTGCAAGTAAATATCACTGCTGTTTTTACACTTGAGCAGATTGACTTACTTGGAGATAAGATACTTAATGTTCAAACACCTACAATTGTATCTATTTTTGGTGGTCGCATTTCTGATACTGGCGTAAACCCTAAAGAAATTATTCAGCACGCAGTAAATCTGTTTAAGAATAATACCAATATTGAAGTTCTGTGGGCTGGTTGTAAGGATAATCTTGTTTTACAGAATGCATCAGATGTTGGTTGTCATATTGTTACACTTCCGGAAACAATTATGACGCGTATTAATCGTATTGGGCAACCTCTTAATAGTCTATCTCAAGACACAGTGAAGTCTTTCTTGAAGGATGCTGTTGAGGGAGGATTGCGCATAGTGTAAATAGAATAACATTTTAAATATTCTTGAAATATTCTTGAAATAATCATATAGTATGTATATTTCAAGTAAACTATAAACAATAGTAATTATACAATATAGATTGTATTTGATTGATTTCGTTTTAAGTTAGCAAGAACTTCATCTGTAAAACATCCTCCTGCTAATATAATAATTTTTTCCTCATTTAGTTCTGTAATTTCCTTAAATGATTTACAGTATAAATTATATCCGTATAAGTATTTTCCAATTTTATGAGAAGAATTATCAAGCACATTAACTATTTTATTAACTGATAGACCCATTGATATAACAAAATTCGTATGCATTGAAGAAGGCCATATATAAACAGGTAGAATGCTGTTATCTATAATTTTATTAAGTCGATTTATATTTGTGCGAACCTTTGAAAAATAATTTTTTGTTTGCTGTAATGTATCTATATTTTTCGGAAATATAGTAAGACTTTCAGTTACTCTTTCAAATTCAAAGAATACAGCAAACTTGATGTAATCATATATACGCTTTCTTTTGAATCCACAAAGCAAAAATATTTGTTCTATAAATGAATTTTCAACATAAAAAATATGCTCAGGATTTAAAACATGATATGTTCCATCTTTAATAAATGATTCAAGATTGGGATGATTAATATAAATATGATTTACACCAGATAATGATGATATCTTATGTATTATAGCCATTGGGTCATATAAATGTTCAAAAACATGAGACATAATTACAGTATCAGCACTAAGAGGCTTAAAATCAACTTCTTCTAAAAAACTCTTTATTACTGTGCGATTTTCTGTTTTTCCCCAGTAACTAGGGTCAATAATTGTATAATTATAATCTTTGTTTTCTAAAAGTAAATTTGCTACATCACCATTGCCGGCTCCAATTTCAAGGATACTTGATATTGTCTTATTCTCAATAATGAAATTTGAAAACTCCACATTCATAACATTTCTTGTTGATCCAAATAGTCCGGCAAAACTTTCATTATAAATAAGAGATAAATTACCCTCATACTTTGTTTGAACTGCTGAGCAAATATTACAGTGTAATACATTATAGGGAATAAAAACAGATTTATAATCTTTTTCATTTACCGAATAACATCCAATTGGTATACTGAAGTCTTCTTCTAGAAGAATATTGAATTCCGACTTCTTGCAGAATAAACATTTTGTTCTTTCTGTAAACGATTCCATATACAATATAAATTTTAATCTTTAGATTATTATACGCAAATTCTATTAACATGTGGATTTTATACTTCAGAATCTGACTTCTGTTTTTTTCTATCAACGATTGTCACTTGTCTAATAATTAAATTTTGTGGCTCGGGTAATCCTTCTCTTTGAGG